AATGTGTTAGCTATGGAATTTTTTGGAGTAGGTACACTCATTACTAAAAAAATTAAAAAAATTTATAAATATATACATATAGATTGATAGAAAAAAGGTAATTTTGATCCCCTTTTCTACACACTATAATATACAAAATTTTCAAGAACAAACCTAAAAAAGTTATGACGGCATCAGATTGTAAAAAAAAGATAGAACAAGAGCTCATTGAAGAGTTTATTCTAAAATTTGAAGAAAAGATAGGTTATAAACCTACAGTTATTACTGACAAAGAGATGACAAACGATGGACTTATTATATTAACACTTAATGAGTTAGAGAACTATTTTACTCCATTTCTACCAAAAACACGTGGTAGAGATATAAAATTAGGATCAAAAGACAGAACAAGAAGTTTAGTAGAATTAAGGTGTATTTTCTTTTTTATTGCAAGATCAATGAACTATACACTAAAACGTGTAGGTCAGTACTTAGGTGGAAGAGACCACACAACAGTTATACATAACATTACAACATTTAAGAATTTATATGATACAGATGAAATTTTTAAAATGAAGTATAACACTATTCTTAAAACTTTAAAAAACGATCATCATGAGCCATCAACACTGGAACACACTGATAAAGTGGAACTTGAGTCCTAATCAAATTTACTTTTTAGATTGTTGCCGATCTAAAATAAGACCTGCAAACATAATTAATCAAGATGCTGAATCTTTAGTGTGTCAAGCAAAAGGATTAATAGACGATAAGGGTAATTTAACTAATAAAGCAGCTGTTATACTTGATGAATATGAGACTTTTCTTATCAAGACTAAACGAAAAGTAGCTAGTGAAGTTTTAGGAGCTGATATGAATGATCGAATTAAAGAGTACAGAGAAATCTGGCCAGGTAAAAGACTTCCTTCCGGGGAATTGGCTAGACAATCTAATCAAGAATTAAAAGACAAGTTTGTTTGGTTCTTTAAGACATACCCCGAATATGACTGGGATCTTGTGCTAGATGCTACAGATCATTATAATGAAGTTTTTAGTAAAAAGAACTATCAGTATATGGCCACTAGTAGCTATTTTATAAAGAAAACCAATCCTTTAACTAAAGAAGTAAGCTCAAAGCTTGCTGACTATTGTCAAGAAATACTTGACAATCCAAAAATATTATCTAACAATTAAAAAAGAAAAATGACAATAAGAGAAAAAGTATTTCATTCCCTAATAATATCAATATGTTTTAGTTTTATTAACTGGAGATTAATAGATTTTTTCTTAGTTAAAATGTCTTTTTGGAGATACATGGCTATTGAACTTATTTTGATAGTTTCGATTAAATTATTTAAATTTACAAAGCAAAAACTAAAGCTAAATGACTGAACCAACGATAGATTTTTCTAAAGAAATCCAAGACCTTTATTTAGGTTGTACAGTTGCTATTCCAAATAGTGAAAAAATTAGAGCTACTACTTTTGACAACTTTAATATAGCTGTTACTAGAATAGTTGAAGTAGCTTATAGTAAAGGTAAAATTGATATGGCTACTTTATTTTCAGAAACTCTTAATGGGTCTATATAACAATGAATATTCTCAAACTCCCCCTTAAAGATAGACCGTTTGGTATAAAATCTTACATAGAGATTTTAGAAGAAGGTCTAAGATATATAGAAGACAGACGGTCAGGAAAAATTAAATCATTAATGCTTCCGTGGACAGGTTTGAATAATGCAGGTGTTGCAGGATTAGAGTGGGGATCAATGCTTACAATTGGAGCTAGACCGGGGTCTGGTAAAACAATGTTTGTTTCTCAAATACTAAGAGAATCTAAGCTTCTAAATCCAACACAAGATTTTAATATCCTAGAGTTTCAATTTGAAATGGGGGCTAGACAAACAGCATCTAGAGACTTTGCTTCTCAAGTAGGGCTTGATTACAATCAAGTATTAAGTACACATAAACAAGTGGACGAGTTTGCTATTAAAATGATGAAACAATATCTTGACGATAGTAGAATATTTCAAAATATTGGTAATTACAGAACTCAAATTAATGAGCCTCTTACAGTACGAGGAATGGAAGAAGCTATTTATGCTGGATACAACGGGCTAGGTGGTAAACCTCTTGTTGTAACTATTGATCATAGCTGGTTAATTAAAAAAGATACTGCTGAAAGAGAAAAGATTGCCACACTTTACAACACTGTAGAGATGTTAATGAAGGTAAAAAATAAACTTCCGATTATAGTACTTATGATTTCTCAACTTAACAGAAGTATTGATGAATCTATAAGAAAAATTCCAGGCAATATTGCAAACTATCCAACAAGTAGTGACATATTGGTGGAGATGCTCTCATGCAGGGTTCAGATATGGTATTAGTATTAACTAGACCATACAAAGCTGACATTGAGCTTTATGGCAGAAAAGAATATCCTTGTAAAACAGATGATATTTTTGGACATATTCTAAAATCTAGAAATAGTGCAGATGATGTTAATTTGATATTTTTAAAAGCCGAGTTTGCTAAGCAAAGAATGATAGAAGTACCGGAACCAACAGCTATGAATCCAACAGGACAACCTCCTCAAAGACGAACAGCTAACAGATTTAACAATTCAACACAACAATTTCCATAACACAAAAACAAAAATTACACATTATGTCAATTATGCACAGTATGTCTGATGCTGACAAGACTAAGTACAAAGCCGACAAACTCAAGGAAATCAGAGATTTTAACTCTGAGTTAATTGCAGATTTAGAGATTAGTGCTTATGACTTCAACATGAAGACACAGTTCTATGATGAACAACGAAGACTGGTGGTTGGGATCTTTCCATCAGAGTTTAAAAAAACAAAAGGATTTTTCTTTGAGCTTATAGACTCAGATTTAAATGCTGTAGATCCGGATAGAAAAGTATACAGAGTTCCTCCTACATCTTCTTTCGAAGAAGAGTATGAGCTTAATGCAAAAGGTTCTTATTTAGTTCCTATTGAAGAGTTAAAAGTTGTACATCGTAGCTCAGTAGCTATAAGTAAAATGGCAGCTTTTACAGGGATAGATGATGACCAATCTGTTTTTAAGATTACACAAAAAGCACAGGAGGCTATTCCTAAAGCTCCTGCACCAATGGAAGATGCACCATACTCTGAGTTAACAATCAGAGATTATTATGCTATCCATTCAAATAGACCAGTAAGTGCAAAAGGCTGGTTGAACGACCTTATAAAAAACAAATAAGCATATGGCACAAGGAGTATTAATTATTGCAGAGTCCGGTGCTGGAAAGTCTACCAGCATTGAGGCATTAGATCCCAAAGAGACATTTATCATTAATGTAGCTAACAAGCCACTACCATTTAAAGGATGGAAAAAGAAGTACACTATCTGGAGTAAAGACAATCCTACAGGTAACATGTATGACAAATCAGGTCCTGAAAATATTGAGGCATGTATAAAATACATTAGTGAAAAACGTCCTGAGATCAAAAACATAATCATAGACGACTTTCAGTACATGAGTTCCTTTGAATTCTTTGACAAAGCTAATGAGAAAGGGTATGAGAAGTTCACACAGATAGGTGCCCACCTAGCTAGAATTGCTCGTATGCCTAAAGACATGAGAGATGATCTTATCATCTTCTTTCTTACTCATGCAGAAGAGGCAACAGATATGGAAGGTAAACGTAAGTTTAAAGCTAAAACTATTGGCAAAATGGTTGATGAAAAACTAACTTTAGAAGGGCTATTTTCTATAGTTTTGTTTGGAAAAGCCAAGAGAAACAAAGACGGAGAGATTAGGTATGTATTTGAAACCCAAACTAACGGTGAAAATACATGTAAGTCTCCACGAGGTATGTTCCCTACTTTAGAGGTAGCTAATGACTTGCAACTTGTTACTAAAGCAATTAAAGATTATGAAAATTAATTTCATTTTTTAAAATTTAAAACACAAAACACATGTTCAAAACAGAAGGACAAGATGTCAAGGGAGGAGGATTAGGAAAATCCTTTGAACCCGGAGTAGTATTTGCACACATTTATGGTGCACAAGTTCGAACCTCTAAAACAGGTAAGAAAGCTTTAGAAATCACATTAGAAGGACCAGCAATCCTAGGCTTTGAAGGTTGGGCTATTGACAGAGAAGATCCTGAAGGTGAAAAGTATAAAGGACAAACAGCACGAGTTAGTGCTAGTATTTACATTTCTGACTTTAATAGTGATGATGTTAACAAGAATGAAATCTTGAGTAAGATCATTGTTATTTCTGATCAATTAGGTCTTAGAAAGGAAATTGATAACCTATCTAAGAATGAAAAAATTACCTCTATTGAAGAATGGGTAGCAGCAGCTGTTGACGTTTTAAAAGGTCAAGATGCTTATTTCTTTCTTTCTGGAAAAGAAGATGAGTATAATGGAAAGATCATTGTAAAATTATCTCTTCCAAGATATAAGTTTTGTTCTCAAGACGAAAGTAAACTACCTGCTTTTGATAAAACAAATAAATGGCATTTTTCACCATTTGTTACCAAAGCTGTAAGTGGTTTTGAACCAGTAAATAATGACTTCAATGTTTAGGTTTTGATTTAAACTTTTGTTTTTTAATTCGGGGGGATGTTTCCACATTCCCCCTTTTATTTTTTAAATTTGCCAATATGTTTAAAACAAAAAACTTAGTACACGATATAAACGATGTACCAATTCCTTGGATATTTCAGCATTTTTGTAAAATAACAGAAAAGCTAAATGGACAAGATATAAAAATCAAATCTTTATTTAATCCTAAAGAACGTACTCCTAGCATGTGTATTTATACCAATGGGTCTAATACCTACAGGTATAAAGATTTTTCTACCGGTAAAGGAGGCAGTGCAGTAGATTTAGTAAAAGATTTAAAACAACTCTCATTTCACCAAGCTGTCCAGTTAATTATTCAAAATTATAATGATTATGTTCTTCATAATAACGGAAGCTATAATCTTGAAGATTTTCAAAAAGCATCTAGATACAAGGTGAACAGTCACAAATTTAGAGGTTGGACCACACAAGATCAGTATTTTTGGACACAGTTCAATATAGGATCTAAACTACTTGAGGCTCACAATATAAAGCCTTTAGAAAGTTATTGTATGACTAATGACGATAAGAACCTTTGTATAAAAGGTCTATACCTCTATGGTTATTTCAAAGCAGATGGTACTCTCTATAAAATATACCAGCCTAAGACACTAGATAAGAAATTTATTAAAGTTGCAAACTATATTCAGGGCTGGGAACAATTGTATAATCATACTAATTTAGTTATCACATCTAGTCTTAAAGATGTAATGGCCATCAAGTCTCTAAAGCTTGCTGTAGACATTATTGCCCCTGACAGTGAAAACACTATGATTAAACAAGATGTAATGGATGAACTCCAAAATAGGTACAAAAAGATTGTAGTGCTGTTTGATTATGATGATGCAGGGATTGCTTCTATGCAGGCTTATAAAGAAAAGTATCCATTTATAGAAACTACAGTCCTACCTATGAGTAAGGATGTATCTGATTCAATCAAAGATCATGGAGCTAAAGAGGTTTTAATAAGATTAGTTCCTATCTTAGACAAAAAATTAAGCAATGGCTAAAAATAAACGAGTACTAACCCTCAAGACCAGAAATGCAGGCACTTTAACAGAGTCTGCCTTTTGGTCTTTTATACGTAGTGCTTTAAGACAGAAATCAAGATTTTGGAAACCTATTACACAATGTAAAATGAAAGCTCGTAGGACTTACAAAGGCCCTCTTAAGAGACAGAAATTTGAATATCAGTGTAAAGAGTGTTTAAACTGGTTTCCTGAGAAGAAAATCAATGTTGACCACATTATACCTGCTGGCACTTTAAAGTGTGCCAATGACCTCCCAGGCTTTGTAGAAAGACTATTTTGTGAAGTAGACAATCTACAAGTGCTTTGTGAGACCTGCCACAATAAAAAAACACAAGATGAAAAGTCCAAAAGATAAACAGGACCTTATAGAAACTGTATATAAACAAATAGAATTAGACATTCACTGTAGTGAAGTAGAAGCTATAGAAGAACTACTTAAGTTCCTACCTAATGTAAATCTAATAGAATACCTACCAGAAGAAGACTGGAAACAATTTAAACATTTAAGAGATGAAAAAGATAATAATTCTTGATTTTAACACTGCAGAAGTACATGTATATCCATATGATGAACCTATATGGCAAGATTGTATAGAATTTATAGATTCTGCAGAAATAGGATTAAATTCGAACAATTGTCAATGGATGGTAGTTGATGAATTAAACATACAAATACATTAATAAAACAAACATTATGACACTAACTAATGAAGAAGTGGAAGCATTACAAGCTTATTTTGATGAAACCACTATAAATATTAGCAGTCTTATTAAGAAAATAGGACTTAAAAAAGTAAGGGAATTTGAAGCAGTAATTGATAAATTATATAAAGTATGAGTAAAGTTATGACACACGAAGACTTAGCAAACTATTGGCTAAGTACTTTAATTATAGAATCTGAAAAAATAGAATTAGACAATCTAGATAGAGCAAGACTAGTTTACAACTTTGAGTCTAAGTCTGTAATGGTAGAAAATGAACATGGTACTCAATTTCCTTTATCT